AGCAATTCGTATGAGTAAGAAATATATTCGTTACCAATCAGGTAAGGGTATTATGTACACCACTGGTGCGCTATTTGCGCCAAGCTATAGTTTACAAAACTTAACAGCTACTGGTCTTACTGCTGGATCATATATTACTATTACCACAGACGACGTTGACCACGGCTGTCAAGTTGGAGGTGTTATTAAGATCAATGGTGTAGATACTGGTGGATATAACGGCATCTATACAGTAGTTGATGTGATTAATGAACGTCAACTAAGAGTTCAAGCACAAGGCGGCTTAGCCAATGTGTACGCAACTATTACAACTAACGCACAAATGTCCATACAAAACTGGCACGGTGCTACTGTGCGAGCAGGGGTGTATGATGACCAGAACGGTATGTATTGGCAATATGACGGTAGACACCTAGCAGTTGGTCGTAGAAGCTCAACATTCCAGTTATCAGGTGTGGTAAACATTACTAGAGATACTAACGTGATTACTGGTATTAATACACGATTCCGTGATCAGATTAAAGCAGGTGATAGAATTGTTATCAAGGGTATGACTCATGTGGTATCAAATGTAACAAGTCAGACCAGCATGTCAGTGACTCCGGACTATCGCGGAGCAGTAGATTGCGTACAATCTAAAGTGTGTTTGGTACAAGATTTAATTATTAATCAAGATGAATTTAACTTAGATCGATTAGATGGCACTGGACCAAGCGGCTATAATCTTGACACATCATTTATGCAGATGATCGGTATTCAGTATAGCTGGTATGGTGCTGGATTTATTGATTACATGCTACGTGGTAGTGACGGTAATTATGTATTCGCGCACAGAATTCGTAACAGTAACGTAAACACTGAAGCGTATATGCGTACTGGTAACTTACCAGTTCGATACGAAGTTATTAACGAAAGTGCTTTTGGTAAACTAGCGCAATCTGTTACTAGAACACAAACAACAATACCTTTATTAGATGCGTCTGCTTTCCCAGATGAGTCTGGCATTGTTTATATTGACAACGAATTAATTGCGTTCAGCGGCAAAGTAGACAATTCATTAGTTGGATGTACACGTGGCGCACCAATGACAAACTTTGTAGGCGGCGCACAACGCACATTCCGAGCAGGTTTTGCCGCAACGCACGAATACAATACCGGAGTAATTTTAGTAAGTAACACTATTAGTCCAATTATTAGTCACTGGGGTAGTGCGTTCTTAACAGACGGTTTATTTGACGAAGATCGCGGTTACATTTTTAACTACGCATCTACAGGTATTTCAATTAGTACTACAAAAACCACAGCGTTCTTAATCCGATTAGCACCAAGTGTGTCAAACGCTATTGTTGGTGACTTAGGCGAACGAGAATTAATTAACAGAGCGCAATTACTATTAAAAGAAATTGCTATTACTTCTGATACAGGTACTGGCGGTATCGTTGTTGAAGGTGTATTGAATCCACAAAACTATCCATTAAACCCTAGCGCAATTAGCTGGGGCGGGTTAGCTGGACTATCACAAGGTGGTCAGCCTAGCTTTGCGCAGATTGCTCCAGGCGGTTCTGTAAACTGGAATAGCGGATCATCACAACAAACGTCTACAGGTACAACATTAGGCACAATATCAGGAAACTTAACGGTTCCAACTGGCACTGCTTTTAACAGACCAAGCGGCACTACATTTGCCTATGTTACAAAAACAAGTTGGGATAATTTAGGAGCGTCAACTGGATTTTCAATAAGTGACGGTAAAATCCCAGCAGGCGCAACGATAACAAACGTTACAGCTAGTCCACTTCCTATAGCCACTGTGCTTGACACCGTGTCAACAACAATGGCAACATTTGGACCAACATTGTCAACTGCTGGCGGAAGTATTTCTGGCGTAACTGCTACAGTATTTTTACCTAACCAGTCGTTTGTACCGTACCCAACTGGTAGCACTATTGCTGTTGCCGGTGTATCACCAGCAAACTTTAACGGAACGTTTACAGTTACAAACGCCGGTACTAACTTTGTACAATACACCACTAGTGGTGCCGCTGGTAATATGACTGTTAACGGTAACGTATCTACTAGATACCCAGCAGGTAGTAGTGTGTTGAGAATAACTAAAGCAAGTTGGGAAGCTATGACTAACCCAGTGAGCGCAACTGGATTTAGAGCAAGTACTAGCTACTTCCCAGTTGACACATTTGTAACTGCAGTAAGTGTTATTCAAGGTACTAGTCCTAACCAATGGTATAACGTTACTTTTAGTAAAGTAACTAGCACAGTGATTGCTAACAACGTTAACATACCAATGTCCATTGGCGGAACATATGGTTCACAAACTACTGCGTACTATACCTCAGCAAGCTGGAACGCTTTACCAGTTGATGTACCTATTGTTGGTGCCACAACTAGCGATGCTAAGTGGATTAGCGGTGCTACTATTAGTAGTATTAGTGCGCTAAGAACTTTTGCCGGCACTGGATATTATGCTGTCGTTCATAATAATCCTGCGGCACTAAGTGGTAATCAAACAGTAACATATAATTCTACACAATACTATACAGTATTCTTTAGTACAGCATCTTCAAGCGCAATAAGTTCTACAAATACTATTGGATTACAACTAGCACCAAGTACTATTACTACCAACACGTTGTATTTTACACAAGCAAGTTGGGAAGCCTTAGTCGGTAGTTATGGAATTTCAACTGGTACTGAATTGGGAGATACTAAGTATCCAGCTGGTACTCGTGTACAAACAGTTAGCGCATTAAGAACGTTCTCGGGCACTACTTACTATACGGTAACATTTACGCAGACATCTAATGCTGTTATTCCAGGCGCAAGTACAATTACATTCAAGTTTGGACAACCGCCTTACGCACTACCAGGTGAAACAGTATTTTCGTTCATTGCGCAACCAGGTGGTAACTCAGCACTTGATTTGTCAGAATTGAAAGAATTGACTAATACTACATTAGGTGGTAGAGGAACATATCCTAACGGTCCTGACGTGTTGGCGATTAACGTCTATAAGGTGTCAGGCACACCAGTTACATCTAACATTGTTGTACGTTGGGGTGAAGCGCAGGCTTAAACGATATCGATGATATCAATAATGGTTTGAATCTTAGCTTGTATAATTTTATTACGCAAGCTAAGAGCAAGACCGTTGTGTAACGGCTTAGGCAATGACTCTAAACTAAACCAGCCCCAAGCAGTATGCTCTTCACTTAGTGTTGGAATAAATTCGTCATCGATAATACAGAAATAAGTGTGGAAATTAAACACTGAGTCGTTTGACACAAATGTTTCTAATGGCATTGTTTTGATGAAAGCAGGAACGTGTCCAATTTCTTCTTGAACTTCGCGCTGTAGCCCACTCCATGGATTTTCGTACTCGTGATTAGTACCACCGATAAGACCCCATGTACCTGCGTGTTTGCCGTGTGCTTTTTGAACTAATAAAAACCTGCGAACAGACCTAGCGTAGATTAATGCTCCGCTACAAACTATCTTATCTGTTAAAGTTCTATTCTCCATAACCCAGCTTTATATTGACCTTCGAATGATTTAGCCCATTGTACACCGTTCCACACGTATTGTACTTTGTTCCCATTGTATATATTGCTTTGATAGATGTGAGTATCAGTTTCTTGAGCGGCTTCAAATATAACTTGCCAGTGATCGCCTTGCCACTCGATAATATCATTAATTTTAGCAACAAAATCAGTACCGTTAGAGTTCTTCCAACCATCAGGGCCGTTGTTAGTAGCAGTACCTGTGTTGCCAGTATAGTCGTTATTTTTAAAGTTTACATCTGAACCAATGTCTTCAATGATTAAAAATCTATCTCCAGCAACTACATTCTGCATTCCATGACCAGGGTAGACTGTATGCGGATCAATAATGGCATCAAAACTGCCGTTACTTCTACCACCACTTGACGAACGGTCACCTGTAGTAACTATGTCATCATCTTGAGGATATGTATCAGTGTCCCAGTTGACTGCTAATAAAGTAACGTCTGTTGGGTTTACTGCTACAGTGCCAATAACTTCACTACCATTAGGCTGAGTCAAATATACCATACTAGATCCTGCTACAAATTTTCCAGGATATAGACTAAAGACCATGTTCCAGTCTAATGGTTGTCCCTGTCTAATAGCAACTTCAAAGTTTGGCTCTCTTGGAATACTGCTTTCAGTTGGTCCTAGTAGTTCAATTTGGCCGTTATATACTTGAATGTTATAATCAGTAACTGTTACGATATCTTTTGATAATACTGTAGACAGCGTTGTGTCACCAGTGACTAACGGAATACCTAGTCCGTCAATGTACTCGTTACTATCACTGCCTGAATTTTGATACAGGCTTGTAATAATGCTAGTAATAACACCAAGGTGTTTGACCTTAACAGGAGGACTAATCCATATAGGAGTATCTAAGGTTAATGTAGCAACGTCAATCGGCGCATCTTGCGTGCCAATTGGAATAGACTTACTTGACCAACTCATGTTGGCTAGGTTTAATACTGATAAACTTGTCCAGTCGATGTAGTTGTCAGTTGTTTGTAATTCTAAACTTGGATTAAACAATACTAGTATCTGTTCAAGTATTTGTAATTTTTGGTCAGTGTTAGCAGACCAAATATCAACCTTCATCGTTAATTTAAACGGAGTTGGCATTAGTCGTTCTACTGTATAGTTACGACCTTGACCTTGCGTGTATGCTCCGCCTTCAATGTCTCGTTCTCTAATATGAACTTTTCCAACATACGTAGAATCACCTAAGCGTTCTTTATCAAGTTGTAGATCACTAATGTACACGCTGATGCGCGGCACTGAGTTAATTTTATTTTCAGAGTTTTGACGAATAATTGAAGCAACTTGTTTATCGGCATCGCCGTATAATACTGGTATGCGAATTAATGACCCATCGGCGTATTTTACAGTAAAATGACTTAGTATACGAATAGTCTGCGTAATATATCGTCTTATCTGTCCATCATAAAAATGTAACATTATAAATCTGCCCTAGGTTTAAGTGCCTTACTTAGGCTTTGTCGTTGTGCTTCTCTGTTGTTACATAGACGAATAGTCCACGTGCCAGTGTATGGTATTGTTTGTTGAACACTATCAACTACAGGTAGTGTGATAGTAAGTTTTCCAGCAGTGTTGGTAAAAATACCAGAATGGTCAGCTACTGTGTACGCTATTTCAACAGTGTCTAATTTTAATACAAGATATAATGCTGTTTGATATGTAATATTAGTTGTAATAGTAAACGTATCTTTTTCTACTAATACTGGATCAGTAGCAACTGCGTCATTATAGATGTAATCAGTATTATTAATAAATCCAGTCTTGAGAGTTTTTCTATTATTATCGTTTGTCATTGACATGCGTACAGCATCTTCAATCTTAACCCAACGAGTCCCGTCAAATCTAAATAATCTGTTAGGCATAAAGTCAGTGCGCAAAAAGAAATCGTTTGCCTCTGGTGCCTCTGGAAACTGTATGCCATGGCCAAAATCATATCCGTTTGATGGAATACCATCGCCTACTAGATAGCCTGTGTATCCAGTACGTACTGGAATTGCTCTAGCTAGGTCAGCAGTATCACCGGTGTTACTAGCATCAAGTGTTGTAAGATCACTTGTTCTTTCTAAGATAGGATTGCCATTAGATGGATCAACTGCTAGTGTGTAAAATTGTCTAGTTTCATATCCGCTTCTAGGAGCATCAGCTTCTGCCTGAGACAATACTGCGTCATTAATTTCTAATTCTTTAGCACGAGTACTTAATAAGTTTTCAATACTATTAGTGTAGACAGTAAAGTATGAACTATTAGGTGGCGCATTGCCAGTAGTATCGGCTGTAACTGTAAACAGTTCTCCGTCTTTACGAACAATTTGTCCAGTTACATACGCAGTAGCTGGATCATAATCTCCAACAAATTTATCTAAATCTGTACCTGCTGGTGTTCTAAGTATGTCAGCAAATTGTTGGCTGTCAGTAATCTTTCTCATCTTCAGTCTATAAAGATGAGGGAACCAAGTTGAACTAAATCCTTCGCTAGCACGACCTACATCTTCAATGACATAGTATCGTGGTAAACTAATATCTCCGTCACCTAGCGCAAATTGATCGGTTAAGTGTGGTAGTTCAAGCACATCGCCACTGAGTGG